GCGTTATGGCATTGGCACAATTGAGCCGCGAGGTTGAAAAGCGACCTGATAAACGGCCTCAATTATCCGATTTAAGAGATAGTGGGCAGATCGAGCAGGACGCGGATGCCGTTTGTTTTCTGTATCGGGACGAGTATTATTTAGCCCAACAGATCGCCGCTGCCAGTGAAGGCGATGCACTTAAGCTGCAAGACGCGCTGGAGCATGTCCGGGGCAAGATCGAGTTCATCATAGCCAAGCGCCGCAATGGCTCTACGGGCACCGCCACAGGGCAATTTTACGGAGCCTATCAGGCAGTCAGAGGTGAGGCATGAGCGGCAATCATTGGCATAAACGATACCACAGCGATGCTCTGACCGGGTTCATGTCTCTGACGCTGGAAGAGCGCGGCGCATATCAAACAGTGCTGGATTTAATCTATGACCGAGGCGGTCCTATTATGGATAATGACAGACTGATGGCGGGGTATATGGGAGTATCATTACGCAAGTGGGCAAGCCTCCGCGCAAGCCTAATTTCCAAGGGCAAAATCACAATTGGCGATGGCTTTATAGAGAATGATCGTGCAATTTTCGAGATAAAAAATTCGCTGAAAACGAGCCGAAAACACGCTGAAAACGGTTTGAAAGGTGCGCGAAAACTATCTGAAAATAAGAAATTACCTAATGAAAACAATGAAACCGAGTTAGCCAGGCTTAAGCCAGGCTGCGGCCTATCCAGAAGCCAGAAGCTAGAAGCTGCTAAAGCAGCTAACGCGTGCGAGGAAAAACATGCCCCTGACCTTGTTGTTTCACTGGCTCACGAACTATCAACGCTGGCTGGCTGCTGCTTGCCTGACCAACGCAATATCATTGAAAACCAAATAACCGTTAGAGGATGGTTGAAGGCAGGGGTTGAGGCGCAATCATGCCGTGATCTGATAGCCTCTCGCATGGCAGCAGGCACCACGACGCCACGGACGTTGAAATATTTTGACGCGGCTATCAGTGAAATTGGTTCAGGCCAATCTGCAACCGCATCGGCAGGCAAGAGCAAGGAAATGCAGGACGCGCTAGCCATGGCCGAACGGATATTGAAAAAATCTGGATGATTAAATCTTGCCAATGGCGGGTATATATGGGATGTTGTGGACAAGGAGATAGATGATGAACATATTCAAAAAACGGAACAGTGACCCCCGGCCTGCCGATCTTGACGGGCTGGTAAAAGCGTTGCTCGCTGACCCAGCCACAGAACGCGCTGCACTGGCCTCCAGGCTGCGTCGACTGGCGTGTCTGGCGGATAGTGGCATACGAGGCAAACGCGAAGCTGCACGGCTTCGTGAGGCGAATGACATGGTGAGGGGGTTGTGATATGAACTACGCGATATTCAGCCTGCACAGCCCGCCACGTGAGATTGACAGCAAGAACAGGTGCACCATGAACGGCAAGGAATGGATACAGTGTGGTGTGCCATTGTGGGTGGCCACCACCCGCGAAGAGGCGCTTGCATGGCAGACAGAAAAGCGGAAGGAGATGGGGTTATGAGTGACACCCTCACAGGTGGGTCATCTGATTATTACAAGGTGTCAATCGATAAGCCAACGTCCGGCGGGGAGCTGTATATGGCAGAGTGCAACGATATAATCGAGGCGCTTAATATGACGTTTGCAGAGGGGAATATCCTCAAAGCCGTATGGCGCATAGCAGCAGCTCGCCAAGGCAAGGGAAAGGCTGGCGTCACAGCGCTTTATGATGCGGAAAAGATCGTCTTTTTCGGGCAAAGGCTTGTCGAGCAGCACAAATAAAATGCTTCAATGCGATATTTTGTATTGACGTGTGGCGGTGATGGCGTAAACACAAATGACACATATGGAGATAGATGATGGAATACGGACCAGAGATTGAAGTAAACGGTAAGCGGCCCGCGTGGCTGGCGGATGATGATATGTGCCATCCTTGCTGGGGTGATGATCGATGGTATCATGACGAGTTGGTAAAAGCTAAGTGTGTATGCGGTTGGGATATTATCACAAAAATCTGCCTGCCCGCTAACCATTGGGCCTACCCCGTCCTTGAGAAAGGTTACTGGCCTTGGGCTGGTGGCGATAAAGCGCCGGATGATTGGGATGGTGGGGACGTTTTACGCCGCAACGGTGGCTTGTTAAAAGCGGATTGGGTTGGTTATTGGCAGCATAGGAGAGGTGACCCTGCCAACGACATTATCGGATACAAGCGGGGGGTTGAGAGAGCGAGTGAACCAGACACAAACAGTATGGTTGACCTTAACCAGATTATCAATAACCTGAAGGTTGAAATTACCTCACTTGAATACCGATGGGCCGACGCCATCGCCAAATATCCAGACCTTGCACCGGTTGATCCGTATCTGAAGCGGGCGCGGGAAATATTGGCGGATGAGTGCGGCCTTGAGGCGTATTCCGTTGATGCGGGCGATTGGGATGAGACTAGCTACACACGAGCAATCATCCGGGCGCTAAAAGAGGGGGCGCCCACATCAGTCAGCAAGCCCTGCACACTCACACCGGAAGAATTGGCGCAATGGCGACTGGAACAGGCGCGGGAGATTGTGGCGGGTGTTTGGAATATTACAGGGACATATTCTAGTTTAGCCGTCAAACTACGCCATGGTGAGCATGATGACTTGGGAATAGTCCAATCAGCCCTCGCAGCGCTGACGGAATACAACATCACACCGGAGACAGTGAAGTGAATAGTTTATCATGGTTGTTATACGCCGCTGATGTGGTGGGCGGATTAGGCTCGTTTTTATCACTAATCGTGTTTGTTTCTGGCATAGGCGTCGCTTTGTCTCTTGTCGTGTTCTTGCCTTTACTGGAAACCCGTGCATCAGATCAAGCGTTCGCGACTAACAAGAAAATCTTAAAGGCAATGGTCATAACATTTTTAGCCACAGCTTTAATTAACACCACCATTCCATCAAAAGAAACGGTTTACGCTATTGCGGCGTCTGAAATGGGTGAGAAGGCCATGGCCACACCAACGGCTGGTAAAGCCTTGAAAGCGCTTAACCATTGGCTTGACAAACAGGTGGAAGAGACGGAAAAGAAATAATTAGTTTGTAAGCTGGCAACTCCTCGGGCTATTGCAGGCCGTAGCCTTAAGTTCCAACCTCCCGCATAGGGGAAACCTACCAGCGCTGCAAGATCGGTCCGCGAGCCGTAGCAGTACATTGAGGTTAAGGTTGGAAGCCTTGCTTTTTGAATGTGCATCCTGTAGAGTATAGGCTCAACAGATTTTAGGATCGTCATGGCTCTACAGATTGCATATTTCGCTGGGCGCGGGAAACACGCAACACCAGTCTATCGTGGGTTTATCTCTGCTGAGGCGCTGGCCGTATCCGCATCATCGGCGCAATCAGGTGCTGCACCAGGTGGAGCCACAGTCGCACGTATAGAGGCAGCTGATGATGTGAGGCTTGCATTTGGCGATAATCCCACAGCAACATCGACTGGACTATTTCTAGCGACAGATCGGTTTATCGATATTGAGATCGAGCCCGGTTCTAAAATCGCTGCGATTACGGCATAGGTGATTAATGCCAGCTGGTCGCCCAACATCATACGATCCAAGCTATTGCGATAAAGTGATAGAGTGGGGCAAGCTCGGTAAATCAAAGGCATGGATGGCAGCAGAGCTTGGTGTTGTGCGTATGACCATTGATAATTGGGCTGACGCTAACCCTGAATTTTTGGACGCCTTCAATCTTGCGATGGAGTTTTCTCAGCGCTGGTGGGAAGATGCCGGCCAACAGGGGATGTTAGACAATAACATTAATGCGCCTATTTGGTCACGCTCTATGGCAGCTCGTTTCCCAGCAGACTGGCGCGAGGTGAAGGGAACGGAGCTTACCGGCAAAGATGGCGCGCCTATCCAGACTACACAACGCATAGAGCGTGTCATTGTCGATCCTGCAAATCCAGACGCCGCGTAAATTCGCACCCTTTCTCCAGCCTTCACGCTATAAAGGTGCGCATGGCGGTAGAGGATCAGGCAAGAGCCATTTCTTCGCCGAATTACTGATAGAGCGCTGTATACTGGAACCCGGCACAAGAGCAGCTTGTGTTCGTGAGGTTCAAAAGTCTCTCAAGAACTCGGTCAAGCTTTTGGTGGAAGACAAGATCCGCAAGCTTGGCGTTATAAATCAATTTGAGATACTAGAGGCTGAGATTAGAACACCCGGCGGCGGCGTTATCATTTTCCAAGGCATGCAGAACCATACAGCTGATAGTATAAAATCGCTGGAGGGTTTTGATATTGCGTGGGTTGAAGAGGCGCAATCTCTATCACAACGCAGTCTAGACCTATTGCGTCCGACAATCCGCAAGCCGGGTTCTGAATTGTGGTTCAGTTGGAACCCCGCCAAGCCTACAGATCCTGTCGATGTTCTGCTACGCGGGGATAACCCACCTTCTGGCGCTGTTGTGCTGGAGGTTAATTATAATGATAACCCATGGCTCCCGCCTGAACTCAAGGCCGATCTTGAGGATGACCGCAAACGTGATCCTGATAAGTTCATGCATGTCTGGGAAGGCAAATACAGCATGAACAGCGAGGCGCGGGTGTTTCGTAATTGGACCATGGAAGAGTTTACACCTCCCGCTGATGCTATTTTTCGTTTTGGTGCTGACTGGGGGTTCGCGATTGATCCAACAGTTCTGGTGCGTTGCTATGTGGATGGCCGTAAATTGTATGTTGACCGCGAGGCATGGCAGATAGGGTGTGAAATCGACAGAACTCCAGCGCTGTTTGATACGATAGAGGGCTCGCGTAAATGGCTCATTCGCGCAGATAGCGCGAGGCCTGAAACTGTCAGCTACATGAAGCGCCAAGGGTTCAGGATTACTCAAGCGATCAAAGGCCCCGGCTCTATTGAGGATGGCGTGGAGTTTCTGCGCTCGTTTGACATTGTTGTGCATCCACGCTGCAAGAAAGTTGTAGAGGAATTGACGCTGTATAGTTACAAAGTCGATCCACAGACAGAAGAGATTTTGCCGTATCTGGATGATAAAAATAACCATACGATAGACGCTCTACGCTATGCACTAGAAGAATTGCGCAGAACAGGCTATAAGCCAACAGCAAAGGCGGCTAGAAAACCACAGGATCGATGGGATCGTGCGTTTAACCGGGATAATGAGGACGATGGCGCATGGAAAGTAGCGTGAACGCATACGATATTGGACACCATACTCGGCGGTTTGAAGAGGCAGAGGATAGTATGTCCTCTGCCCGCGCTGATGCAGAGCGTGATCGTGATTATCGTGATGGCAATCAGTTAACAGATGAAGAGAAGGCTGCGCTGAGAAAGCGAGGCCAGCCACCGGTCATTTACAATCGCATTGGGCGTAAGGTTGATTTTTTAAAAGGTCTAGAAGCGCAGATGCGCAAAGACCCCAAAGCATTTCCTCGCACGCCAAAAGATGACGGCTCAGCGCAGGCCGCTACAGATGCATTGCGTTATGTCTGTGATGATCAGGATTGGGACAGAAAGCGCAGCGACGCTTTCGAGTTTCTCATTGTCGAGGGAACGTGCGCTATCATGGTTGGCGCAAAAGAAACGAAAAATGGTGTTGACCCGTCAATTGTAAAAATCCCATGGGATCGTTTCTATTATGATCCTTATTCCCGCGAATATGATTTTTCCGATGCGACATATATGGGCATTGTCACATGGATGGATTTAGACCATGCAAAGCGCAAGTTCCCCGGGCGTGACGATGTTTTGGAGGCTGCGTGGTCTCAGGCCCGCAATAGCGAAACCTATGATGATCGGCCAAAGTTCAACATATGGGCGGATTACAAGCGCAAGCGTGTGCGGGTTAATGAGGAATATTATATCGGTCCTGACGGAGAATGGCTCTACTGCTTTTACACAAAGGGCGGCTTTCTGGTGGATCCTGCGCCATCGCCTTATTTTGATGTAGAGGGTGAACCGGAAAATCCAATTAAAGCCGCCTCGCTTTATGTAGATCGTGACAACAATCGTTACGGCACTGTTCGTGTTATGATTAGCCCACAGGACGAGATTAATAAGCGCCGCTCAAAAGGGTTACATCTTATCAGTAGCCGACAGATGCGTATTTCTCGCAATGCTGCTGCGTCTAATGGAGGTATGTCGCCATCTGAGATTAAGCGGGAAATAGCTAAGCCCGATGGCGTGTTGTTTGCTGATAGTGGTGAAGTCGAGGTTTTGCAGACTGGCGGCATGGCGTCGGCTAATTTCCAGCTTTTGCAGGAGGCCAAATCAGAGATTGACCTCTTAGGCGCCAATGCAGCGCTGGCAGGCAAAAACGAGAATGATGCGTCTGGCCGTGCAATTCTGGCGCAACAGCAGGGCGGCATGGTTGAAGTCGCGCACCTGATGGACCGATTGCGCGGGCTATCGCTTGATGTTTACCGATCTGTGTGGGCGCGTATTAAACAATATTGGGATGCGCCGCGCTGGTTACGGGTTACTGATGATGATCGTAATATCCGTTGGGCCGGTCTCAATATCCCTAAAACCATGCTGGAAGTAGCGCAAGAGCGCTTGCGGGGTGATCCTGATGCCGAAATGAAACTTGCATTGCTGGCACGCGATCCGATGGCCAATGCTGTTGTCCAGATCGAAAATAATGTCGTTGAAATTGACGTTGATTTTGTCATTGACGAGGGTATGGATACGCCAA